GATCTTCGGAAGTTGAGCTCTGCGATCAATGCGATTGAAGACAACCCGAAGATTCCCGATGCCGAGAAGGTGCGCCGCAAGAACGAGCTCAAGGCCCGTATGGAGAAGGTCTACGACCGCTTTATGAGCAGGGCTATTGAGTCCGGCTTCAAGGAACAGGCTATCGGGGATTGACCCGATACTGCTTGATCAGGTGGAGGATGTATTGGTAGACGTCTTCCCCCTGATCTGCCTGATCCGCTAGTCGGATCAAGGCATCCATGGTCATCCTGACCCGCCCCACTTCCCGCTGAATGGTCATAGACAGCTCGGTGTTGTGACGGACGAGCTCGACCAGAGCCCTGTCCTTCTGCTCTTGGGTCATGCCTTCGACTTCGCGAATGATGCTCTCAGTGTCCATGTTTCTCTCCTGTGCTAGATTTGTGCAGTCATCGTACTCAACTGTGCAGTGTAAAGCTATGCGGTCTTTGGTGGCACGTTGAACGGAAACAAGTACTTAACTGCATTACTACACATCCCGAACCAGCCTGTTAATCCGCAGGTCCCTGGTTCGAGCCCAGGTCGGGGAGCCAAGAATCAAGCACTTAGCTCCACTCTTTATGACGCTCAAGCCACCCTGTGCAAGGAATGTACAGTGGCTCGACCGGCACGTTCCACCAGTCGGTCAATCCGACTCGCAGTTCCAGCAAGGTGCGATACATCGAGGTGTGCGTAACGCTGCACCATCGATGGATCTTCCCACCCACCGAGCTCTTGAATCCGATCTAGCGTCTCTCCGTCTTGCCTGAGCCACGAGGCCCAGGTGTGACGCAGATCGTGCCAGCGGAAGTCATCGACTGCGGCTTGCTGTAGCGCTGCTCGCCACATCTTCGGCGGGACATCCTTGTGCTGCAGTCCATCCCACCGCGGAAACACCAGCGTCTCGTGCTTCCCCTGCTGACCCCGTAGAACGCGCAGTGCCGTCTCGTTGAGCGGGATGGAGAAGGTGTTGCCGTTCTTCATCACACACCCAGGGAACGTGGCGGTCTTGCGTTGCCAGTTGATCTGGCTCCACTGCAGGCCAAACACGTTGGCTCGCCTGAGTCCGGTGGACACGGCAAACAGCGCCATGTTCTGCCAGTGCTCGGGCAGCGCGTCCAACAGGCGGAAGAGCTCGTCATGGGTGAGGTAGCGCAGCCGCTCGGTCTCCTCGAACATTGCAAAGACCGGATGGGCTTGCAGCCACATGTACTTCCGAGCGCAGGAGTTGATCACCGCCCTCAAGAAGCTGAGGTACCGGTTGATCGTCGCCTTGGCGATCGGCTCCCCGTAACGGTTCTCCCGTTCACCCAACTCATCAACGATGTCGCCCACTACATCGGGCTCGATCTCATCGAGATACACGAGCTCGAGCTCTTTGAAGCGCTCGTCCCAGAAGGCACGGTAGCGTTCATCGTCTCGTCTGGAGCGCTTGCTCTCGTGATCTTTCATCCACCGATCGGCACCCTCTTGCCAAGTGCGCCGCGGCTTCTCGCCGATCACTGATACCCGCCAGAGGCGAGCGCGTTCCATGTCGTGCTTCTCTTGGGCTTGACGTTCATCCTGCGTCTTGCAGGAGTTGCGATACGTCTTGCCGTTGATCGTGATGGAGTACCACCACGTCTTGCCTCTGAGGTAGATCGGCATATCACTCTCCTTCTATGCCAACCACCAAAGACCGCTTTGAAAGTATAACAGAATCTATCTCGAGTTATCTCGAGTTATGTTGAGTTACCTGCGGTCTCTGTGATTGAACTTCTCGTAGTCACTAGGCTTGGCCTTGCCCTCGAAGATCGCCTCGATGCACTTGGCGTACTGTCTGGCCAGGTCATCGCCGTAGATCCCACGCCACTTCTGGTAGAGCGCCTTGCGCTCTTTCTGCTTGTTGGCCAGAGCCACCCCTTCCATCACGCGGTCGTAGAGGTTCTGCTGCGTCTTGATCAGCTGCTCCATCCAGATGCTTTCCTGCTCGAGGTCCTCGAGCGATGACAGTTCAGATAGCCGCTTCATCTCTGTGCCGACACCCATTGCAGCCGGTGTCCTCTCCTTTCAAGTCGTACATGCACTCCCGCGCCATGGTGAAGGGGATTGTCTTCATCACCCTCCTGCCGTCTGGCGTCCACCCGTCTTGCACCTGAAGCGTGGGCAGGAAGTCCTTGCGGTTGTGACAGCCGTGGATACTCATGGCTCGCCACGCGAACGAATAGCTGCGGCGCAGTCCATGCAAGCGCCGTTGTAAACCTGCTGTGTCCAAGCGGCAGTGGTTTCCTCACACACCTTCGCGCAAGCCTCACGCTCCGCAGCGGCGACCAGTTCAGCAAAGCGTTCCAGCGCGGCCATGTAAACGCCGTCACGGTTTGATGTAGTTACTAACTGGCACTCAACAGCCATACGGATGATGTCATCGCGGTTCATAGCGCCACCCAGAACTTCTCTTTGCTCGTCTGGCGAACGCAGACAGCGCGTCCTTTCTTGGCCAGCTTGCGGATGGCTTGCGAGGTGGAATGGTTGGAGCAGTTCATCAGCCTCGCCACTCCGGTTGCGGAGAGCGGCTCCTTTGCGCTGCGCAACACTTCATGCACCGAGTCCATCGTCACCAACTTAGTCGGAGCTTCGACCTCCTCCTCAGCTTCGTCATTGTCTGAACAGCCCGACCAAGCCTTGCCAAGCACGACCACCCTTTGACCGGTAGTCGGTGGCAGACGGAAGTTGCGGAACCACAGGTCAAACACGGATGGGTCTACGTTCTCAAATGCCATCACCACTTCTCCGGTATGTAGTCGTAGTCATAGTCGTCCTCGAGGAAGGCTAGGTCTTTCAAGTCTTCGATCTTTCTGCGAGCCGATGCAGCCTTCTGCACACTGAACTTCTGCTTAGGTTGAGGCTTAGGTCTGGGCTTAGGCTCAAGCTTGGCCTCCTGCTGAACGGGCACTGCTAGCTTCTTCGCTTCATCAGCCAGTATCTCCATGGTGGAGAACCGATGCCCACACGCCTTGCACTCTCTTCTTCTGCGCTGTCCCCTTCTGTCAACGACTTGAGTTGCGCCGTCGCACTTGGGACACCTCATCGCAACAGCTCGTAGAAGATGTAGACGATCACCGCCACCGGTGCGATCGCACCAATGATTGCGCCAAGCAGCACGAACCCGATCCACAGGTCCCCGATAAATATCCTGAGTCCTCTCACGTTCCTCTCCCCGCAAGCCGCGCAGCGGCTCGTTGAATGCTGTTGTTGAACCAACGACGGATGGCGTACTGGCGAATGACCGACACCGCTGTGTAGATCCATCCCATCCAGAAGTTCTCACCAAGGGTGAAGCTCGCGCCGATCATCGGAAGGATGAACAGGTTGGCTACGAAGTTCACCGAGAATCCGATGGCGATGTTGACCCACGCCTCGATGATGGATTGACGCCTAGTCTGGCCGGTGCCCTGATCCGCGCTGTTGTAGACGCGGAAGGTGAACGCCGCCACAAAGACGGCGCACACAACCCCGATGATCTGCAGCGTCATAGCTGATCGGTGTCAGCGATGGTGTAGTGCCGCGGGTCCTTGTCTGCGTAGCGGTCTATCACTTCCCCTGCCCTGCCATTGAGCTCGTAGTAGAACGGCTTGGCAGAAGGCGGACGGTCATCGGTGACCATGCCTTGCATCATCGCGTCTCGCAGCACCGTGAGCGATGCAATCGCCTTGGTGATGTGCGAGATACCCGAATCAGGGTCGATGTCCTCACCCTCCCACCAAGCCATCAAGTGGCGCAGGGTGCCGTCGTAATAGACAGAGGCTCTGACCCCTGAGGCGCGATAGTTGTGACGACCGTATTTGCAAGCACCCTCGAGCATGGCAACGCCAAGCTCTGCAAGGACGTTTGCAGGTACGGTAGACATCGGTGCCTTGCGCACACCGACCATGTCCTTGGGATTGGTGGACTTGTTGTCGCTCAATCGATCACCCCGCAGCGGTGATAGTTCTTCAGCGTACGCGACACCGACTTCATGGCGTCATTCCACCCCTTCTCGTACAGGCTCTTGGGTTCCATGTACATCACCAAGTCATCCTGCAGCGAGGCGATAGCCTTTGCGGTGGCATCGCGGTGCATGTTCCAGAACAGATGATTGCGCTTGACTGCAATCCAGCTGCCAATCCACTTAATCGGTGTCCACTTCATCGTCTCCCCCAATGATGTCGGTTAGTTCATCGCAGAGCTCAGAGAGCTCTCTGATGGTCTGTGCTGCTTTGAGGAGAGTGTCCTTAGATGGGATGCTCCCCTCGTTTGCAGACAGCTCAAGCAGATCGGCTAGCTGCTTCGCGTTCACGCTTCTTCTCCCTGGCCCTTCTCGACTTCTCCGTCGGCGTGTAGGCCGCTGGCTTCTCCACATCGGCCTTGTTGCCCCACCGATAGGCCGGTACCCAGTGGTGGTACGACCGATCCCATGCACAGATGTAGACGAGATCGAGTGACCACAACTCCTTCAAGTGACGGTATGCCGTCTTAGGGTGCATATTCAACTCGTACGCCAGGTCCTCGTACGTGTATGCCTCGCGGTCTTTGATGTGATCAATTACCTTGTAGACCTGGTACTGGAGCGCGGCCATCAGTGGACGGGCGGGACAGCCGCGCTGTTGACGAAGCGCTCTGCCACACCATTGACGATCGTGTTGAAGTGACCGAGACACTCCGCGGCTTCCTCTTCGGTTTCCGTGCAGGAATCGATGAGCATCCCAGTCATGGTGCCGATCACGATCAGCCAGTCAACCGGAAGGACTTCCTCCTTGTGATCGACAAGTAGGTTCCACCAGTCACGCGTGAACTGCTCAAGGACTTGCGTCTTGGCTTTGTTGCTCATCTTCCTCTCCCTGTTGGTATTGGCTGCGCAGAAACGCATCGAGGTCTTCCTTGTGGAAGCGCCACAGACGGCCAACCTTGCCGCACGGAATGCGCTTGGCACGAGCCAGATAGCGCACGGACTCTTCTGCGAGGCCCAAGTACTTCGCTGCTTCTTGTATTGACATCAACATCTCAAGATCCTTTCTCGGTCTGATACTGTTTGCAGAAAGGTGCTACCTCGCAGAACTCCTCGCATCTGCGGTAGCCACCCTTGCGCTCTTCGATGAAGTAACCATCTTCGGGTTCGCCGAGTTGTTGTCGTTCTTCAACCACGCGGATGGCGCGCTTACCACCAACCTTCATCAGCGCGAAGGTGCTCCCCGCATACCAACGCTCCTCGTCGGTGCAGCTTGGAATCTCTCCGGCTTCTGCTTGTTGGTGCATCGCAACGCGTTCCTGAACGTAGCGACGCGTCTCATCGAGGTCCCAACATGGGACATCAATGACGATCACGTTGCTCTGTGGGTACTCAGGGTTACGCTTTGCTTCGTTGCGCCGCCAATCGCGAAGGATCGCAACGATCTGCAGCTTGTCCACTGCATAACCGTTCTCATGGGCAAGCAGTCTCAAGATGTTGAGCTGCCGCTCCCACGAGTCATCCCCTTTGGCTTTGTAGGTGGTGGTGACCTTCCAGTCTTGGAGGGTCTTATCCCCGAGGTGAAGGCGATCGAACTGACCGCTGACGCGCCATCCATTTACGTCCATGTACAGGCGTTCTTCAACGAGTGCTGAGGTCTGCGCACGTTCGAGGACGGTGTGAACGGCCTGGCCCATCAAGGACCAAACCCTCTCGGACACATCCTCAACAACGAAGTCCTTGAACTCTTTGTACAGGACACGCCGCTGTGGTGCATCGATGAGCTTGGTGACGGAGATGTCCCCGCCGCCAACATAAGGGTCGTTCCTGACCGCGTTCACGAACGCATCAGGAAGACCCAATGTGTTGGTCAAGTTCATGTCAGGCGACCAGATTGACGAACCAGCGACCCACCACGTAGGTGATGCCACCGAAGATGCCAAAGGCCACGCCGCACATCGCGTAGAAAGCGAGCACGGCTAACCCGATGAGTGCTGCTTCAGAGATACGATCCATCATGTGACACCTCAGAAGTCGATCTCAACGGGACCGTTGTCACGCTGAGGACGGTTGTAGTTACCACCACCACTGCCACCCTTGGGCTCCCACTTCTCAGCGATGGAGCCGCTCTTGTAGTCACGCCCACCCTTGGAGGTGCGCGACCACAGGGAGATCTGCATCTGATCTCCAGGCTGGAAGGTGACCGCCTTGTTGAAGGTCACGGTGCCCGTCTCGTCGGGGGCCTTCTCGTGCTTCTTGCGATCGTTGCTGAAGACGACGACTTCGATGTCCGGCTTTTGATAAGCAGCCATGTATTACTCCTTTGCCTTTGCCTTGGCCTTGTCTTGCAACTTGGCCACAACCTCTGCCGTCTTGTTCAGCGGCAGCTTCTCGATGCTCTCGATCTTGTATGCATTGCAGATCGCCGAGAGCTCCACGCCAACCTTCTGTGCGAGGTTGGTAATGGTCTTGATCTCAGGTTCGCCTACCAGAACCGGAGCAGTAGGCGCTTGAGTCTTCGCCACTTGCTTCGCAGGAACAGCGGACGCCTGATTGGTCTCATCTTCATCTCCCAACGGGAGATCCTCTCCCGCATATATGTACAACCCGATCCCGTGCAGGGCGATCGCCTTGGCAAGGCAACGCTGCATGGCGGTGTTGACCTGGAAGGCATCGGGGTTGGGGATGGGCTTGTTGCGGTGATCCATCACCGGCAGCTGAGCCGTGCGGGTGACGCCGAAGGCGGTGACCGTGCAGAACACCATGGCGGTATCGCCAATGTTCACGTACGGGACGCCATCGAGCGTGGACTCGTAGTGCCAGTGCGCAGCAGGGTCACGACGCAGCAGCTGGTCAACCGCCCACGCCCACGACAGGTAGGTCAACCCGTTCTTCTTCTCGACATAGTCGTTGACGTTGATCGACGCCAAGTCTGTGTAGATGTTCGTTTCCAAAGTTCTCTCCTGAGTTACGTCAAGTAGTGCTGTTCTTTGTTCAGTGCTGTTGAACGATACAGTACTGCTATGACAGTTGCAACTCTAGAACACCGTGTGCTAACTTGTCAAACATCCAGTGAAGCAGAGACTTAGTTCGTACAATAATGACATTCAACTGGACTGAATGTAGTTGTATATATAACTACAGAGATTGTTATTGTTTGTATCTCTGCGCCCTTATAGAAGGGCGCAGATAGAGATAAGTAAGTAAAGGGAGAGTGAGTTAGTGAAGAGTTTCTCTGACTATGGGATTGAACTTGGAGGTAAGTCAGGTGAGGAAGTCAAAGTCACCTGTCCACAGTGTTCTCACACACGGCGCAAGAAAAACTACCCATGCCTGAACGTGAACACGATCAAGGGCGCATGGCACTGCTGGCACTGCGGGTGGAGTGGCGGCTTGCTGCAGGGCGTCCACAACCGTCCGCAGCTCACGCAGAACCGCACGTACTACAAGCCAGAGTTCAAGCCTGAGGCGCTCTCTGGCAAAGCCGTGGAGTTCTTCAACAGCCGCGGCATCACCAACGATGTCTTGCTTCGCAACAAGGTCTCAGTCGAGACCGTGTGGATGCCTCAGGTCGAGGACGAGGTCAGGGCTGTGGCGTTCCCCTACTACCGTGACGGCGAGGTGGTGAACGTCAAGTACAGGGATGGCGCTAAGAACTTCCGCCAAGTCGGCGGTGCAGAGAAGTGCCTGTACAAGATCGATGATGTTGGCCCGATCACGATCATCACCGAAGGTGAGATGGATGCGCTCTCGCTCGAGGTGGCAGGGTTCCCCTACGCCATCTCGGTTCCCGATGGCGCTCCTGCTCCGGAGTCTAAGAACTACGACACGAAGTTCGACTACCTCAACGACCCCAAGCTCGATGAGGTCAAGACCTTCGTCATTGCGGTGGACTCCGATGCCCCTGGCAAGAAGCTCGAGGAAGAGCTAGCCCGTCGTCTTGGGCGTGAGCGCTGCCTCAAGGTGACATGGCCAGAGGACTGCAAGGACGCCAACGAGGTACTCATCAAGCACGGCGCAAGCGCACTCAAAGAGTGCGTCAATGCAGCCAGTCCTTTTCCTGTGGATGGCGTCTTCTCTGTCTACGACATCGTGGACAATCTGGAGCAGATCATCGAGGGCGGTCTCCCACAGGGCGAGGACACAGGCTGGCCTAGCCTCAACGAGTTGTACATGCCCTGCCCTGGCCAATGGACTCTGGTCACTGGCATCCCTTCGATGGGCAAGTCCGAGTGGCTCGATGCCTTGGCGGTCAACCTCGCAGAGCGAGCTGGCTGGGTCTTCGGCGTGTGCTCACCGGAGAACCAACCGATCGACTGGCATGCGGCCAAGCTCATTGAGAAGCGCATGGGCAAGCGCATCCGTCACACCGGACAAGCCAACTGCACCAAG